CTTAGCATCTTCTTGTAATCCTATCAGAAATGTAGGATGCCAAGGTTTCTTGAGTATTTCACCTGTTTCTGAATCTCTAGTTGGTAAATGATAAGATCTGTCTTCCTCAATGTATTCTGGCTCATAACCAAGTTCATAAGCTCTTTTCAGATTATAACTACTATCATCTTGCAAATTATCTGGTAATGAAGCTTTCCAATCCAAATAGCCTTTACCGGGATTTTGTTCCCGGTAAGACTTTAGGTTCTGCATTCTCTATTTAAATGCTTCTCTGTCCATATCAATACTTACATGTTTCTAAATACATCTTCAATAACATTACTAAACTCTCTGGATCTGAAGAATGAGCTCTGAGACAAGCTGAGTACTCTCCTTCCATGAATTTATCTCTTAGTAATAGATAGTAAGTTAAAGCGGATCCATCTGTGTTACAAGTCCGCCACCAGTAACAGTTGTAATCTTTATTTAGATCTTCAGGATAGAGTGTCTGCAGTTCTTCTAATATGTTATCTGCATTCATAATCTTTCAATTATTTCTTTCCACCTTTGCCCTTTTTAGAGCCTGACTTTTTACCTCCACATGCCATAATGTTTCCTCCTATTTAAATATGTTAAATCCTTTTCATTATCATAAGCTTCTTTTTCAAAGCTTATGTTTCTATAAGCATTACCCTTCATAAATAATCTTACTAGCCATTCACCAAAGTAAATCAGATAGAAAGGTATATATAACAATTCTTTCATCTGCGCTGTGTGTATACTTTCATGATTAATATCTTTCTCAGACATTTTCATACCTTTGCGTACAAAACACAAACCAAATAAATTCATTGCCTTAAACCCTTTAAAGGGTATAATATTATTATATATTAATTTCATATTACTTCTCTCCTACTACTTTATTCTTCAATGCTGTTTTAGCTTTCAGTTTTTCTCTTTCTAAAGCTGCATCATCTTTCATCTTTTGTAATTCCTTTTGAGATTGCAATTTCTGTTTCTCTAAAGCTACTTTCTTTTCTTCTATATCTTTCTTCATCTACTACTCTCTTAGTTTAGCATTGAATTCGAATTGTTTAGAAGCTTCTTCAGATGCTTGTTTTCTTTCTGCTAATGCTTGGGCTGCTATCTCCATTGGATCTGGAATTCCATTATTATTCTGATCCATATCTTCTGCACCTCTATAAGCATTAAGTTGAGCTACTGTAATCTTAGTTGCATTGTTAGAATCTATCTCATATTTCTTAAGATCCATCTCTGCTTCTTTAATCATTAACTCTTCTTCTTTAACTTCATTTTGCATCTGAATCATCTGTTGTTCTCTTTGAGCTTGAGCTTCTTCCATAGCCTGTTGTTGTTCCATGCGTTTCTGCTCAATCTCTTCAAGTTTGTTTCTAATCATAGTAGTATTATCATTAGTAAAGATTTCTACTACATCGAGTAAACTAGCTCCATTTTGCATAGCAGGTTGAATAAGACTTCTAAGGAACTCAATATTCTGTTGATTCTTAGTAGAGTCATCTACAAATATATCAAAGTCTTCATATGGGAAGTTATCAGATAGTGTTAAGAATGCTCTAGTAGCGTCATCTAATATATACTGCAGATGAGTCTTACTACCGTCTTTCCAAGCCCATTTGGCTGTATTCAGTAGCATATTCAAACACTCTCTCTTTACTTGATTATGTGTCCAGAACCAAGGTTCAGTAATATGAGCCGATTGCTGTACTGATCTTTCTACATTACCTACTAACTCATTAGATGATATTGAACCTTCACGTTGTTTACTTACTCCAGATATTTCAGATAACATAGATTCAATCTTATCCATGAGCATAATATACTGGTTGATAGTATTAGCCATAGTAAGATCTAATGCCGTTATTTGATTGAATTGAGATGGTTTACCACCTTCTCTACCCGGTATATCCCATCCTTCTTCATAAGGATTAATAAAGTTAACACCTAGCGCAGATAGGTAATGCATCCATTTAGATACATCAATATTCATTGATTTAGGTATCTAAGTAATATCCATATTTACTACTTTCCCTTTATCTCTAGCCATTGCAAGTTCAAGACGATACCAAAGTACAATATACATATACTGCAATGGTTTCATCATACTTACTAAGGATCTTGGCCTACTGTTAGTATTATTATATATTACTCCAGTATAAGGCAATCTTTGTGAGTTAGGATTATCGGATGATACATATTGATATTCAACTGGTTCTATACCTATATAAAGATCTTCTCCAGCTCTATATCCTTCCCATGTTTCAATAATCCATTTCCATTCAACAGATATTTCCATACCTGTTTCCTTGTATGTCTCATCTACTTCATATGTTTCAGGCATACCTGTTTCTGGATCAATTATAGTAACAAAACCAATCTTCTTAAATGACTTCCAACATACATGATATACTTTGATATTATCTCCGCTACCATCAAATGGATTAGAACTAAAACCATTAATAGTATGAGTTTTAATATGTGGATAATCTAATGATGTTTTTCTCACTTCAGGATTGATACCTCCTTTAGCACTATCACTCATCATGTCAAGTAATTCATTTAACTGCTTTTCTGTCATCTTATCATACAGTCTGTCATACAGTTCAGTTACTGACATATTCATTTCATAGCAACACCATTGTGCTTCATGAATAAACTCTAAGTCTGAAGTTTCAGTATCATAATCAAAGTAAATAGGATTGATACGTTCTAGACATGGTTCTCCATTTACTATACCAATGTAGTAGATTTCTTCACCTCCTACTAATGCATCCTTCCAACCTTTAAAGAACTCATGATTAATATTGAGTTTATTCTTTAAGTACATAAGACTATGATATGCAGTAATTTCAGCAATATCTTTATAGTCTTTACTCATGTATTTTTGTATCTATTCTGGTGGCATAATCTCACCAGATTGTAAAGCTTCTTGATATCTTGCCTATTCTTCAGGTCCTAGCTTACTCATAATAGTAGCCTGAATATAGTCCATCAACATCTATTTAGCTTTTTCCTGTAACTCACTAGTTGCTATCTCACTAGTACGTACTACCTTAAAGTTAAATGGTCTCTTAGTCTCTTCACCTAACAATAGGTCTATTTTAGGCTTGATTATATTATAATCCTAAGCCATTGCAGGAAATCCATCCTATTGTTTAAATGGATTAGTAACGTACTTAAGATCTTTCTCATTATAGATACTATTGTAAAGATCATAGTAAGTCTACATCTCTTCCTTGCGAGTTCTGGTATTACCATTTCTAGAACCTCCTTGACTGTGACCTATAATGTAATCTACACAAGATTCTCTCCAGTCTTGAGTCTTCTTAGACATTGGCAATTTCTGTATAGGAAATTGATTGATATTTTTCATAGTTAAAACATATATGCTTCTATATTATCATTAGTAATATCATCGTCATGATACCACTCTTGAGTAAAAATAGGTCCATCAAATAGTACCCTATCTCTATTCTCTTTTTTCTTCTCTTTAACCTTTAGATTATAGAGCTGTTCTCTATAAATCATTACCTGCATCAACGCCATGACTCTATCGAAGTTTCCTGTATCATTATAGCTTATAAGTTCTTCTAATAGCGGCTCTGATAGTATGTTGTGTAGGTTCTTTTTACCGGGAGCTTGTTCATCATTTAACCAATCTTTAATCAAGCCTTCTCCCCACTGCTTGATCTGTTTATTCATATGGCAACCTTTCTTTCTCTATACTTTAGAATTACCTACAATATCAGATATGATATCAGGTTGATCAGCAAGTAAGTAGTCACAATGTTTAGCGGTAAAGTATGGGAATAAACCTTTACGTTCATTTTCATACATTATTCTACCATTATAATAAACTGCTAATTTACGTAGATTTTCATAGTATTCTTCGGCTGTTGTAGGGCGTCCAGTGTATTCAGCAACAATTATATCATAATAGTTTTCAAAGCTCTAGAATCGCTTGTAAACGAACGTAGAACCTAATGAATTAGTACCTGACTAGTCATGATCATATGGGTCTACCCCAAGTATATATAAACCAATAGGAGCATCCTTTACAGGGTGTTCCCATATAACTATAGATCCTGTTGGGTCATCGTCTTTTTTCAACGGGTAATGTGTGATGTCACCTGTTTTCTTCAGTACCCATTTGATAGAACCATTAGCATCCCATATTAAATCCCCTACCTATTTGTGATTACTTAAGTGTTTATTTATACGTATATTTGCTAATTGTTCTTGTAATTCTTTCTTAGGGAATATGTTACCTCCAAATTCCAAACATGCTTCTTGTGGTGTTATACAGTGTTCAGCTACATAACGGTCTACTGCTACTGAGTTAGTAGCATTCTCTATTACTTTCCTACGTTCAGCTAATATATACTCTACAGACTTCTTATATAATGTATTACCATCATCATCCATGTAAACACGTTTACCATTCTCATCACGGAAGTCCATATTAGTATACTGAGGAATAAAGAATCCACACAGTTTATCAGATGGAGTTTCATCCCATATATTCTTAAATCCTAAGCAGTTATAACCATCAGGATTATAGAACATATCTTTTAGTGTCTCAAAGTGACTATCTTCATCACCACCAGTACCAAATGCAATCATTGTACCAAACGCAATACCATCTTGTTCTACAGATGGTCTAGCGATTTGCCATGCTGCACCTAACTCTGAGAAGGAACCAGCCTCTTCAAATATAATAAGTTTACCAGCTTTACCACGAACTACGTCTGGGTTATCTTTTAGAGTAACACCAATGATTTCTGATTTATAACCACTCTCAACCTCATTACCGTATTCATCTTTAGTAAAGAAACCAGCACGCTTACGCATCTAAGTATTAACAGATCTCTTCTTACCCCAAGCTGTGTTCTTATCTATAAAGTCCATATAGTCCCACGCTTTAGTAAGAATACCGTCCTCTGTTAAGTATTGCTTATTACTAGCATAGATATATGTTTTGCTGCCTGCAAATAGATAGTAGTTACGACATGCCATTGCTGCATTCTTATATGAATAACCCTTACGTCTACTCTTTAATGCACATAAATGTTTGCTTTGTTCTTCTGCATCTTCTACTGCTAAGAAGAAGTAATAGTCATAGTCATAGAAGTCTGGGAACTACAAATCACGTGTTTTTTTAGTAGTTGTAGATCCATCTGGATTAGTAATTGTAGTATAGATAATTCTTTGAATAGGACAGAAGTTTAAATAAAAATAGTTATACCCACTAATGAAATCTCCATCATCAGCAGTATAACCATACTTACATCTATCCATTTGTTCATCCCAATATTTAAAGTACTCTGACGTACCAGCGGGATACTAACAATAAGAGCCAGTCTCCAAAAACTTGAGGGCTGGCTATCTAAACTTATTGCTGTTTTTTATCTATTTACTGAAGTCTACTGTCATTTTTTACTAATTCTTCAAAGGTGTAATATTTATAGTTTGTAAATGCGAATAGTTCTTTTTTTATAGCTTTTAACTTCTCATCTTCCATAAATATAGGTCTTCCTAATTCATCCTCCATATAAAATATTACATTTTTACCTCTCGCTTTTTCCATACTTTTTACCAAATAATTCTAGTAAAGCTTCTTCTAAATCTTTAAGTGTTAACTTACTGTAATGATGTGAATTAGCTTCATCTATTTGTGGAATTAAACCTGATTTCTTTTCTACAATTTTCGGCATATTCTTTCATTTGTTGCAGATCCATCGTTCTATAAATAAATCCTACTTTATTGCCTATTATAGTATGACCGTATAGTACTTTGAATTTATTATTACTAATTTGTTCTATTCCTTTCATACAAAGTTTAGTTAAACTACAGTTTATCTGAGAACTCTGTCAAACTCACCTACTTACGATTAGGTCCATCATGAGCTGTGTTAACTATGAACTTCCTTACATAGTCAGTGACTTAGGAGGTTACGTTGTATGCGCGCCATACTTCACTACTTTAAGCTTCTCTTTAAATCAAAATATTCCTTGAGATAATCTTTACATATTTCTTCTTCTAATCCAAACCAGTATTTTCTGAAGAATTTTCGTTCCATTTCTTCATAGTATTTCTTCTATTTGTCATATTCTTCTTTGACTATCCATACTACTGCTTTTGGATTATTCTTGTCATAGTTTATCTTTACTAGATCTCTCATACTGTATTTATTGGTAGCCCCACTAGGATTCGAACCCAGACCAAGAGGGTTAGAGCCTCTTGTGCTTGACCATTACACCATAGGGCAATGTGCTGGGGTTCTTTCTTTAACGACGTAACCCCATATCGTCGCTTGGTTTAGAACCAAGATTTGATTCTCTTCCACAGACTAGGTTTCTTAACATTCAATGCTCTCAGAATATTATATGCTTCATTAATCTGTGCCCAAATCTCTTCTTTGCTTTTAGTCATATCAATGACAATATCAATCTGCTTTTTCATATTAGTTCAATTTTATCTATTATAACGTGTTGTTTAATTTAAGTTGTAATTGATGTATTATCTTGTCAATTCATAAGGATTAACTTTAGCATCACCTTTAATCTTAGATGTACTAAGCTCTTCTGTTTTCACTGCTTTCTCTAAGAAATCTAAAGTAACATACG